TGAATTACCAGCGTCTCTAAAAATATCTGAATATTCCTCTAATTTTTGTCTCATTTCGCCAGCTTTACTAGGTCTTATAAACCATAAATCTTTATTTTCTAATTTTTTTAATTGATCTTTTGTTTTTGCTAAATCAAGTGCTTTTGTAGTCCATCTATCCACAACATCATCAACGCTAAGATTTGGATTATTTACTAATTCTTCTTCCATAGCTCTTTGCATAGCTGATATGTTTTCCCCAGATATATCTTGATAAACCTCTTGTGAAACTACGCCTTTTTCTGAAGGTTTTTTCTGTAGTTTTTGTGAAAGTTTATTTAAAAATTTATCATTCATATCAATTTTATTATTTTCTAATCTTTGATATTCCTTTTGCGCTACGTCAGGTTGAGATAATTCTCTTGTTTCTTTATCATTCACATAAGCTTGAACTTGATTGAATTCTAATTCAGGATGTTTACTCCAATAATCACTAATTTCTCTTTCTACTCTTTGTGGACTCCATCGATATTTTGTTTGAAATTCTGGATTTGTAGGATTGTTAGGGTTTACTTGATTTTCTTCAAGAGGTTGTCCTTTATCCATAATAGCATTTACTGAGTCTTTGCCTATTCTATTAGATTGATTTAATGCATTACCCCCAAACTTAATATTTTTTGCTTGTTCCATTGTATTTGGAGAACCAATTTCATTAAAATTTTCACCTTTTTCTTGTTTACCAGCAAATGACGATCTCATTCGTCTATTTTTAGCCAGTTCACCGAATTGACGAATCATTTCAGGGGATATGCCATAGGTTCCAGCTGCCTTAGCTAAAAATTCCTCGGGAGATAAATTTCCACTATTTTTAGCTAAATCTTGCAATCCTTGATTTAATCTTTGATGTTCAAATTCTTTTGGTAATTGCTCCGCCAATCCTTTTCCTACTTCTGTTCCTATGCGTCCGAATATACTTGCTGGTTTTACTGAATATGACATTATTGACCTCCATAAGGAGATGTATTTCTTACTTTACTTGTCAGCCAATTAGCTCCAGCGCTTCCCAAAGCTCCCAAAGCAGGTCCACCAATTCCAGTTGCAACTGCTCCTATGGCTGGAGCAAGTAAACCTTGTGTTCCTGGTTGAGTCATAACGTCCTGTGAATAATTTTGCAAACCCATTTGACCAATATTGGCTAAACCTTGAGCGCCTTGTTGTCTTAAATTAGCTCTAATAGCTCCTAGTCTTTCAGAAAGGTCTGTTCCAGCTCCTACTGCCGCGTTTCTAAACCCACTGCTTGACAATCCACCTGAGCCCATGCCTGCAAATTGTTCGGATAGGCCTGGTATAATCTCTTCATTGAATTGCCTCATTTGAGGAGCCATAAAAGCTTGTAAATCTTCTGGATTATCACTCATTAAATTTCTGTAATAATCCGCTGTCGTTCCAAATGCTCCACCAGCTCCAGGACCCTGACCGGCTTGTGTAAGCTGGTTTAATAAAGGCATTTGTTGTTTCAATAATGTAGGGACTCTTTTATGTTTTTCTTTTGATCCCATGAACATATCCCAAAAACCGCTCATATTATTTCTCCAATAAATATTCTATTACCGCAAAAGCTCTATCATAAGCTCCAGGTGATGTTATTAATATATCCGTTGAATTCATGTTTACATTCGAAGGATCTGACATTGTTGTAGCGGTTAAAGTGGATGAATTAGTAGCAGAAACCCATAAATCAATCAAAGTAAAATTACTATCAAATGTTATCCCATGAGCAAAAGAATTAGCACCAGCAACTAAAGGACTGCAATTAATCACTTTCCTGAATATCGTTCTAAACTGCTGCGAATCTCCTGAATTTATTCCACTCATCTCTAATGTGGGTATAAACTGCTTTCCGCTCAACAATTCTTCATCTAAGAAAAAACCTATTTCTCTTGTATTTACACCTTCAGATATTTTTTTTAGTGTTTCAACAAGAAAAGGTCTAGCTTCATCCCATTTTTCTGGAATTGCATCATACACAGGTACATAACTTTCATATATTTGACTATCGAATGACATGTTATAATCCTATTGCTGACCATGTAAAACCGACATATCCGCTTGTTTGAGTCGTGCTCCATTTAAATTGATCATTTGTAACTTGTGTATTTTGAATTGAATTAGTATTATTATCACCTGTTCCACCGCTTTTAGATATCATTGTCAATGATATTATTATCGTGTTAACTGAAGGCGTTCCAGCTGTAAATGAAACAGGAAATTTTACCGTTCCAGATGAGGCAGGCAATCCTCCACTGACAAATAAAGTACCATATTGATAAAGAAGACCACCTGGTAAAAATGTCCATCCACCGCTAAATTGAGCACCAACATTTCCGGAACCATCCCCGGCCGGATAATTATTAAGCATTTTTCCAAATGTAGTAAAATTTGCTGTTGTTACTCTAGTCATTTGATATTCAAAACCAGTTGCATCCGGTATATACCAAAGATCAGTGTCTCCACCCAAACTAAAAGGTCTTGTATATAAAGTGCCTTCATTGTTAAATGTGGTGGGTTTTGTTACATTGTTCACCATCTGCACAAACGAATGCTTGCCTCTTTTTGCTGATGCTTCATCAAAAGGATAATGGTTTTTTCCGAAGATCGTATTTGCAGATTGAAAATTATTGTTTAAATCCTGCTGACTTTTGCTTAATAAATCTCCAGGTAACGGGATGTTTGCTATATATGAGCTCATTTTTTCACCTTATTTAAAATCCTTGAGGTAATTGTTTACCTGCGGGTCTCATCCACAAAATTTGCGAATCTATCTGTACGTTTGATTCTTGACTTTGATTTTGCATTTGTTCATCGGAAAGAGTCCATTCTATCGTTATAAAAGATCCACGAACTGAGCAAAAAACTCTATGCCATGCCTTACTTGTATTTATTCCGCCAGTCGAGCTTGTGGGCACTTCTGAATTAAAGAAAGGATCTGGTAAACTAGTTGATGGAATACTATTTTGAGGGTTTTGATTTATAGGCTCATTGTCGTTATAATCAAGGTATATATTTAGTGTTATAGCTGCGTCAGTGGTTGTATTCATCAATATATCAATGTAACCTAATTGTATCGTTTGCCCTTGATCTAAGAAGTTAAATTTCTTGCTAGTGATGCTAAAATTATCTACAACGCTTATTCTTCCACCACCTACGTAATCACCATCAATATCTAATTGTGGATTTGAAAAAGATTTTGTAGCCGTATCATAAGCATATAAATCTAAATTGTCCGAATCTACACGTACAACTTCAAACACTTTGTCATTTAAAGATGTGGCAAAAGGTGTGCCAGCGGGTATGTCTTCAATTCTTATGATAGCATCAGATTCTAAATTGTGATTATTTGATTGTATTCTTGTGGGTCCGTCAGTTGTTCCAGAAAACCCAGTGATATTTTGAATAGTCAAACTAACTGCATTAGTAACTTGTGTATTTAAATTTGATCCTAGAAATTCAACAAAACCTTGTTGATTTCCACCAACAAGAGCAGGAAATAGAGATTGATTTGCAACCCATGGATCGTCTTGGTTTCTCCATGTATCCTCTGGTTTATGAATAAAATCTAACCACCTAGCTCCACTTTGAGGCTGATAAGTTCCGAAACATGTATATGAATCAGTAAATATAGCCCAAGAATCGTTTTCATAGTTGTATACCAGCCTTCTGTTTGGATAAATGTCTGTTGTTTGTTCAGCAGGCTTGTAGGGATATGTCCAATACGCTAAACGCTGTTGTATATCCCTAATTCCATGAACTCTCTTGACTCCATTGGCATCATTATTAAACGAATAAACTAGATCAGGAATTTTTATATCGATTCTTTCGCTTTTATAACTGTCACATTCTACAACGCCTTTATCACCTATTCCTACAAGGGATGTATCAAATTGAACTGCACTAAATGTACTTTCCGCCCCTAATTCAGTATTTACTTTTTCTATTTGAAAAGGGGCTATGGCTTTTCCTGTATAACGAAGTTGCCAGGTGCTTCTCTCACAATATATGACTAGATTATCTCTGACAAACCCCACTGAAATTATATCTTCAGATGTCGGTATATCAAGAAAACCACCTTTACCTCTTACGTCATCTAACCAAGGTTCAAAAGGAGGAACTGCCGCAGGATTAGGAATTGGATTTCCAATAGATGCCCATCTAATCCTTTGTGGGTATTGTACAGAATTTAAAAGATTTGGACCTTCAAATGTATTGAAAACAACTAATCGTCCACGAAAAGGTAATATACAAAGACATTGAGCTAACACATCTCCAGCAGCATTGATAGTAGGTGCAAAATCAGTCCATGTTGTAGCATCTGTATATCTTATAGGATCCCCAACAGTTCCTGAAAAGTTAGTCGCCCAAAATAATTTATTATTGTTTACATTCCAATAATTTGTACTCCAAAAAAAATTATAGTCAGTTCCCGTCCATGTTGTTCCTGGGATGAATTCTTGCCATCCTGTAGCTCCGTAGATATAAGCATAAATAGTATCAAAAGCCACTAATCTTTCATTATTGATAGCGTTTAATTCTTCTGATCGTAATCCCATGACAGGCAATCCAGGGAAATAA